CTACTCGTGGATATAATTTACTTACACTTGAATATCAAGAAGAGTTAAGCAAACGCTTAAAACAAAATGATCATTTGTATGTTGAGGTTACTGCTACAAAAGAAAATATTATTGAGCGTATGAAAACAAGAGGTGAATATTATTTAAAACTTGAAAAGCTTGATTCTATTATTACAGGCTATGAAAATTTTTATGATATAACTACATTAAACAGGGCCAGAATTAAATCTGGAGAAAGCAGTGTTGATTTCTTAATCAACGAAAGGATGAAAAATGGGTAGAAAAAGCAATAGCTTTTATGATCTTAATGATAAAGTAAATAAAGCTATTTATAATAAAGGCTACAGAGCAGGTAAGAAATCTATTGAAAAATCTACAAAAGGTTTTTGGCAAAGATTAATGTTTGTATTGAGGGGTAAATAATGTTAGAATTTAAAAAATTACATCCTGATGCTATAGTGCCTCAAAGAGCACACGGTGATGATGCAGGTATGGACGTATATACTATTGAAGATATCCGTATTCCGGCTAGAGGTGATATGATAACAGGTTTAGGATTAGCTTGTAAATTTCCAAAAGGGCATGCATTACTGGTCTATAATAAATCTGGCAGGTCAACAAAATTAAAACTAGATAAGGGTGCTGAGGTAATTGATGCTGGCTATAGAGGTGAAATACATGTTCACTTGTTTAACCATTCTGATATTAATGTTATAATCAAAAAAGGTGAAAAAATTGCACAACTAATTTTAGTACCAATTTGGGCGGGTCAACCTGTTGAAGTTGAAGAGCTTGATAGTACTGAAAGAGGCGATGGAGGCTTTGGAAGCTCAGGCGTAAAATAAATGTTTGTTCAGGTTACAGGTAAAAACATGTCTGAACTATGGTTTAATCTTTTAGTACATACTGCTACAGGTAATCAACATTCATATTATTACCCAACCATGTTTTCCCGAAGAGTATATGGTTTTACTGAAGGTATACACTTTGATGATACAATTATAGAAAAAGATTTTTATAAGTATTCAGGTTATAATAAAGATATGAAGTTAAGTAGGCTTAGGGAAAGTTATTTTGGCCCAAAGGTTGAGAAACAATATGATTTATTGGTATCTCAAATTCGTCAACTACAGCCCAGACAAGCCCGAGGATTAATTAGCTTTTCCGAGCCAGCTTTCAATAGAACAGATAGACTTAAATGTTTAGATAGTTTGTATATACAAAAGTCTACAATGACTGAGTATGAAGCTTTGATTGTATTTAGAAATACCGAAATATGGCCAAAAACTTATATGGATTTTGAATTTTTAAACGAAATGCTGGAGGGGTTTGTTGAACAGCGTGTTAGATGTACATTATTCTCCTGCTTTATGACATCGTCATTTATCAATATGCATCAAGCCCCCACAGCAGCAATGATGATGAGAAAATATGGTATTACAAGTTGGAACCCGTCTTTTAAAGAAATGTTATTGAGGTTTAAAGACAAGTTTGGTGACCCTGCGGTTTTAGAAACAGTTAAAATGCAGTGGATAAAAAGAGTATTAACCCGTACTTATAAGTTATTTGAAGAAGACGGGGTTGATATCGATATGTTAATAGGAGATTAAATGAAAGAATATAAAAAAATTGCTACAGAAATTGGCAAATTAGTTACTGAAAAAAATAAAGCTTATGGTGATTCATTTGGTAATGGTCATAAAATTCTAAACGTTTTATACCCAAACGGAGTAAAGCCCGAACAGTTTATGGATATGTTAACTACAATCCGTGTTATTGATAAGTTGTTTAGATTAGCTAATGACAAAGAAGCATTTGGAGAAAGCCCCTGGCGTGATATTGCAGGTTATGCTATTTTAGGGGCCGCAAATGACGAAGCAATAATAACAGAAGAAGATGATTCTGCTGCAAGCTATGACATAAAAGGAAAAGAGGAATAAAATGACAAAATATTTTTATGAGTGTAAACTTTTAAGGGTTGTAGACGGGGACACCGTTGATGCTCTTATTGACGTAGGTTTTGACATCTGGGTAAAAAAACGAATTAGATATATGGGATTAGATACTTGGGAAAGTAGAACCCGTGATCTCGAAGAAAAGAAAAAAGGTTTAGCGGCCAAGGCTAGAAATAAAGAATTGCTTGAAGGAAACGATAGTAAATTTTTAGTTCAAAGCCATGGGCTAGGTAAATATGGTAGGCTATTGGGTGAAGTATTTATTGGTGATGAAGACCAGTTAATGAGTGTTAACCAAATTTTAATTCAAGAAGGCCATGCTTATATTTATGATGGTGGTACCAAGAAAGTTTTTGGTAGCTAAACTTATATTTAATCAATAATTAAATTACGGAGAATCAATGATACCATCTGTACACGAATGTATTGAACAAGCAGTTTTAGATTTATATAAAAATGGTCAAGAAGTAAAGCCACTTAAATGGCAATCAACTGAGGTTGAACATCCAATGATTGAAATAACACAACGTTTCTATCAAATGAAAATGCCTAGTAATATAACGATACTTCAAAGCCAAACTAAAGCTGACCAGCCTTGGGCTGAAGACCACTTTCAAGAACGTGTATCAGGTCAACCATTGAACCCTGGTAATCAATACTATAACTGGCCTTATTACGACCACGGCAAAGATAATGACCGTTTTCGTGAAGGTGATAAACAGTTTAGCCATTCTTACATGGAAAGATATTGGCCACCTCGTGATTTAAAAGGAATACGTTATAACTATGGGGATCTAGATCATCTTGTTGAACGTATGAAAAAAGATCCATTAACGCGTCAAGCTTACCTTTCTGTGTGGTACCCTGAAGACCAGGTTGATATTGGTGAACGCGTACCTTGCACATTGGGCTACCATTTTATGATACGTGATAATCGGTTGCATTGTACTTATTTAATTAGGAGTTGTGATATACGTAGGCATTTTAAAAATGATATCTATATGACAATTCGATTAGCACAATGGGTAAAAGATAAGCTTGAAATGGATCTTCAAATGGGTGATTTAAATATGTGGATTGGCTCTTTACATGCGTGGTCTTTTGAAAGAACAATGTTAAAAAATGGTACTGTATAATGAATGCTGGTGGAATCTATGGAGGAATTGGTGGAGCGTTATTGGGAGCACAATGGGGCGGCTTTGATGTTAGGTTTAATATTGAACCCCGAGCTTTTTTCAACAGTGAAACCTTTATGCATAACTTTCCCAAAGCTCGTTGCACACAAAGTTTTGATAAACATACAGACTTGAGGGGCACGCCAAGCCATTTAATTATTGGCTCACCTGATTGTAAACAGTTTAGTAATTTGGGCACTAAAAGAAAAGATAAAGGTAAATTACATGAATTAGACCCTTTTGATTTTGATTATGTAAAATTTTTGACAGCAGTAAACCATATTCAACCTGATTGTTTTGTATTAGAAAATGTACCTAATGTTTTAAAAACCTTATGGTTTGAGGGCAAACAATTAAAATTCAAAGGTAGTGATAGTGCTATCTATGAATTACCCGATTACAATATTCAAACGATAGTTTTAAACGCTATTGATTTTGGAGTACCACAGAGCCGTAAAAGAGCTTTTGTGATTGGGGCTAAAAATTTCAAACCCGATTTTGATATGGGTAAAGTAAATATTGATTTAATTAAAAAATATTATAGAGGTAAAATTTTAAAAGAAGTATTAGATATTCCAGTTGACGTACCAAATAATAAGCCACCAAGACATTCGGCTAAAAGAATAGAGGGGTTTTCTAAATTAGAAATAGGACAATCTTATTATGGTACACAAAATAACTTGAGGCTAAATCCGGAAAAACACGCGGGTACCATCGCATCTCATTGTTCGCGTTTTGTACACCCAACTAAATCTAGAGTTTTAACTGTCAGGGAAAATGCTAGAATTATGGGCTTTCCGGATAGCTTCAAGTTTTATGGAAATGAATCGGGGCAACTAGACCAGGTTGGTAAATCAATTGTCCCCCAAGTATCAATGGCAATCGCTTATTATATTAAAGAGATGTTAAATGTCTAAATATGATACAACAAAACTTTTTTCTTTAGTACACATTGAAGAAGTAATAAAAGATTATTTGCCAATTCAAAAGATTGGTGAAAACTATAGGTGTAAATGCCCTTTCCATCACGATAGTGATCCATCACTGGTAATCTCGCCTCGTATAGGTATTTTTAAATGTTTCGGTTCAGGTTGTGGTGAAACAGGTAACGCAGCTAGTTTTATTTCAAAGTATGAAGACATACCTTATGCTCAAGCTTTAAAG